TCTATGCGTCTATTCTCTGAGAAGTATGAATTAAAGTGTCCTTCTGGATACCTTGCAGCAAGTTTGGATATGTTTCTTGCTATTACATCATCAAGAGATAAGTCAAGAGCGATACATGCTTGAGCAACATACCATAGTACATCGCCAAGTTCAACCTTTAGATGTTCTTTTTCTGCAGCATTAAATTCTTTACCTTGGAATGCAATCTTCTTTACAATCTCAAGAAACTCACCACCCTCAGCATTGATACCGATAGCAGCAGTCAAAAGTCTCTCAATAGGTAGTCCTTTTGTTTGCAATTCTCTGATACGAATGATAAATGCTTCAGTATCTTTAGACTCATTACTAGTTACTTCATTAGTAAACTTTAAATACTCTGTCCATTTGGCATTGGTTGCTGTTTGTCTGGTAGGAGTTACTACAACATTAGCATCTCCTGATCCAAGTTGTGCACCTGTTGGATCATTTGGATTATCTGACCAACCTTCTGTACCTGCATCACCAGGTTCTGCATCCCAGAACTGTTTTTCTCTTGGTCTATTTGGTTTCTTTAAAGTTGGTTTCTGAGGTGATGTAAAATCATTATCAGAAATAGCGTCTGAATAAGTAGGCATAATCTTTACACTGGTACTTTTGTTTTGTGTGGGTGATAATTGTGAATCTTATCTAAATGAAAGAATTCCCATGCATATGATATATTATCTATGTCCTTTTGTGGGAAGTCTAGTTCAGATGGTGAGGTATTTAGAAAGGAACTAATAGTCACTCTATCATGATCATCAAACCAAGCATCTTTTATAATAGGATTATGAAAGAAATGACTTGGGTATACTACTATAGAATTATAGCACATGTCAACCTTATCTGCAAACTTCCAAGGACCATAGTCTTCAATTTGAAACCATGTTGCATCATCACTTAGTGCATTATCTCCTAATTTATAGAAGAAATCTCTGAAAATTGCCTTGTCATTATGACTAAACTCTAGTGCAGACTTAAGATTATTGAATGTCCAGAACCCAGTCTGTACTGGAGACTCTGTTTTTGTGATGTTTATATTGATTGCAAGGTGTGTATCCTCTGGTAATGGGAACTGATCATCAAGATCTACATGTGGGAATACAGATTCTGGAATGCATAATGGCATATTACTATTGAAACAATTTCCAAAGGTGCATACTCCTTTAAAATTTTTTAAACCAAACAAAGGTGCAATAGATCTTGATATTGGTAGGTTAAACCAGTCTAACATCTCATCTTGTATGTGAAAACTCTTACCTGGTCTTGCATTATCCTCACCAAGGTTCTCCCACCAGTATCCATTAGTAAAAAAATCACTAACTTTATCAGGATATTTCCAATAATCTTCTGCTGTTAGTATAGGAATGTCACCATTTAATACTTTAAACTCCCATTTAAGGTTGTTGACAACAGATATATTGTCCCAAATATTGTTTACACTTTCAATCATGTGAATTGTAACTTAGCAAATTTGTTCTTCATATTTTTTGCTCCTTCCTGTAGAGTTTCTGTCTGTTGTCCACTATCTATTAGATCTCCACCTACATTTTGTTCACAATCATACAATCTCATCTTTGCTCTATCAATACCTAATACAAATCTCTTGTTAATTGTAGGGTCATTGTATCTATTTTTCAATTGTTTGACCATTATTTGATTTAATCCTTCTAATTCGTCAGTAGATATAAGAGCGAACATAAGATCAGCAGTTGCAGGAAGACCAAATGACTCAGAGGTATCGGTAAGATCAATGTCACTACTACCAAAACCAGAACGAGTGGTTTGAGTAGCAGAAATAATCGGGACATTATATTCAACTGCGAGTCCACGAAGATCTTCTGCAATCGCTTTGATGTACGAGTAAGAATTGACATTTCCTAGTTTAGAATAGCGACTTGATGCACATATATTTAAGTAATCTATGAATATTATGTCTGGTTTAAAAGATTTCTTGAGTGTTAGTTCATTCAATAGTGTTTTAAAGTGCCCTGCATGTGCTGATGCAGTAGGATATTCTTTAATAATTAACTGACCTTGTGTTTTTTCTGATAGTTTAGTAACTTTATTCTCAAAAATAACACGAGGTAAGTCAGTAAGATCTCTGATATTTACATCTAATAAGTTAGCATCAATTCTCTCTGCTATTTTTTCTTCTGCCATCTCAAGAGTAATGTATAGTACATTCTTACCCTGTAAGAGGACTGAACTAGCAAAATGACACATAAAAAGAGACTTACCAACACCTGTACCTGCTAGTGCAATGTTGAGAGTCTTATTAGGGACACCACCTTTTGTAATTTTGTCAAAGAATTCTAGATCAAATGGTATCTTTTCTTCCTTTTTATGATATGATTCATACCTTGCTTCATAATCTTCAAGGTAATCATGTCCTACATGGTTGTCAAATGATACTGCTAGAGCATCAGATAGGATATGTGGTATTGCATCTCTTCCTTTATTATCTTCCTGTCCATCTGCTATCTTAATTGATGACATCAAGGCAAGATAGATTGCACGATCACGACACCACTTCTCTGTTGCATCTACTAACCATTCTGTGTTAGTTTCTACCTTATCTAAAGTCTGATTTATCTCTCTTACTTCTTTATACTCTGTCTCTGTAAGATCTTCTCTGTTCTGGATCTCAATATCTATTATTTCCTGTGTAGGACATTTATTATATTTTGCAATGAAGTCAATAATCTCCTGACATAAAATCATTTCTGATCTCATCTCAAAGTATTCTAACTTTATAAAAGGAATTACCTTTCTTGCATACTCATCATTGTGTATTAGATTCTTTAGAAGAGTGATCTCAAGTTTTTCCATCAAGCACCATAACTAAATTCTTTTTGTGCAATCTCATCTAATTGTTTCATAACATCATCAGTGAAATACTTCTCAGGATTCTTATAGATTTCTTTGGCATATACTTTCTTGCCATTCATCTCATACCTACCTGCTACATTCTTCCACATGCCACCAAGTTCTCCTAATTCTAGAAGACCATAGTATCTGTCTAGTCCACGATCATCGTAGAACAATCTAACAGTAACATCTTTATTCTCTTTACTTAGACGAGACTTTGCTGTCTTAGCTTTGATAAGATTTCCGATGACATCTTTACCGTCTTTCTCTTTCTTTTTCGTGAGGTAAATGATCGTACTAGAAGCGTACTTAAGACCACTACCACCCCCCATCTCTTTAGTTGGTACATACGCTCCAATAACATCATAGGTGTGATTTGTAACTATCATAGGTATATTAGCTTGTCCTAACTTCAATGTCAACATTCTGAATGCACCTTTAACAAGTTGTGATTTTGTCATGTCACGAACTTGCTTATCTTCTAGTGCATCATTAATTTCTTTTTCAGTGGAAAGCATACCTAAAGAGTCTAACACAAACATACATGGTTTGCGTTCCTCTGTCTTGGACTTAAGATATATATCTACTGCCTTGAGTGCTTTACTTCTAAACTGTTCTATTGTTACAACATTAATAACAACTAACCTAGATGTATCAACTCCCCTATCTTCGAGGAGAGACTTTGTGATAGCGGATTCGGTATCAAAATATAGGCAGTAAGCGTTAGGGTCGTTATCCAGAAAATTTTTAACAATAGCGAGAGAGAAAAAAGTTTTTCCAGTAGAACTCTCACCAGCCACTGCAGTAATCTTGTTGCTAGATACACCGCCAAATATACTGCCTGATACAAGTCCATTAAAAATGAACGAACCTGTGTCAACATAACTTTCACTTTCGTCGATGTCTGATGCGAGTTTGGTGTAGTCATCTCCTATCTCTTTTACGATGTCTTTTAGAAAATCCATTATACAAAAAATGATTCAAGGTTTGCTGTTCTCTCAACTTTCCAACCAATAGAGTCAAGAATGATTCTTAGAGGTTCAAGGAAACTCTTATCAAATTGTAAGTCATGATCGACATATTTGTCAATACCCAACTCTTTAGGAAAGTCTTGAATGAATGATATTACATTCTCATGTAATTTGTTTGGTTTTTTAAGGTAGCAGAATTTAATCTTCTCCCCATTACCAATTAACGAATACTTGTTCGTTAGGTTATGCTGTTTAATATAATGATTAAAAAGCAATGCACCCCTCACATGAATAGGAGTGCCTTTAATATAGATCATGTTGTTAGATTTATATTTGGTCACATCAGAAACAGATCTTGGGAATGCTATTTCTTCTGGAGGCAAGTTCCTAAACTTCTTACGAGAACTTTCAATGAATTTAATAACTTCATCTTCTGTACCGTTCATCATAAGTTTGAGTGCATCTTTAATCATCTCCCTACAGGGTGCAGGTGTAGATGATTTGACTGCTTCAATACCCATCATCTTTAACTTAGGTTCTTGGTATTGAACACCCTCACTATTCCAAACATTTAAAATATATCTTTTCTTAGCAGTCCATATACCACGATCAGCAATGTTCTCTCTCTTCATGAACATCTTTTGATCATAAGCATTTACATACTGTGCTAATTCTTTGTAAGATTGGTCGATGAAGGGTTCAAGTGTCTTCTCACAAATAGTATCAAGGAACGAGACAATGCTTTCAGAATCTTTTTCTTTATCTTTATAGATAACATCGACAAGAGGACCGAGATGAAGATAGATAGAATCAGTATCACTAGCAATAACATAATCTTTTTTCTCAGTTTTTAGAATTTTGTTTAGAAAACTATTCATCTTCTGTTCTATCCAACGAATAGAAACCTGACCAGATAATGTAATAGCTTCTGCGTTGGCAAGTTTATAATAGCGAAAATATTGATTACCAATAGCACCATAAGCAGAGTTAAGTGAGATCTTTTTTGCCATCTGAATATTATTACATCTGGCAATTTCTTTAACAAGATTGTTTGATGGTTTCTTTTCATACTCTTGCTTTGCCTCCAACATTCTTTTCTTGTAAATTACTCTTTCATTATACATCTTCTCCATCAACTCAGGTAAGAATCCTCTCTTATCCCTACGATACATTGCACCATTTGCACAGACAGCACTATCTTTATGCATCTCAAATGTAATATTCTTTTCTAGAATATCTTTGACCGATACTGTTGGGTGTCTGTCATCCCTGAGTGTCTCAGGAGATATATTGTATTGCATAATAAGGTGTGGATACAGACTATTAAGGTCAAAAGAAACAACCCAGTCATATTTGCCAGGTTTAGGTTCTTTTACATATGCACCTGCATACTTCTCATCCTTTTGTTCTGATAATTTTGGGGGAATTACAATGTTTCTTTTCTTAAGATAATTGTATATGATAGTATCCCACATACGAACCTGATAGAACACATCATTGTAATTAACTTTAGCATCATATGCCATAGTCAATGCAAGTTCAATCAGTTTCATCTTGTCTTCCAGACGGTCAACAAGTTCCACATCAATTATATTATATTCTACAAACTTTTGCCATCCATTTGTGTAGAAATCCTTAAATGTATCATGCTCAGAGTGATCTAGTTTGTTCTGTCCTAGTTCTACTTGTGCAATATAATCAAGACGATATGATTCTCTGTTGGTATAAGTAAACTTCTTATAAAGATCTAAGTAATCAAGTTGAGTTATACCACCTATATCATATACAACATGGCGACGACCTTTGATGTAAAGTTCTTTGGGAGATACTAGACCCCAAGGTGACAATCTTCTAGCAGTTTTTTCTCCTAGGACTCTATATAATCTCTTTGCAAGATATGGTATATCGAACATCTGTATGTTCCAACCAGTAACAATATCAGGAGTATTCTTTATCCACCATTGTATAAAGTCACTTAGTAAATCAAACTCATTATTAAATTGTTTGTAATATACATTGTCTTGTTTTAGTTTGAATGCACCTACACCCCATGTAATAATCTCTTTTGTATTATAATCCTGCATAGAGATAAGTAACATCTCCTGATCAGCAGCTTCTACATCAGGGAATCCATTCTCTGATCTAGTTTCAATATCCATTGTGTATAGACGAATCTTACTGATATCAAACTTAACTTCATCTTGAGGATATTTGTCAGAGATATATTGGTATATAAATCTCTCATTGCCAAACACTTGGAAGTTATCTACAAACTCATATTGTTTGATAAATTCTCTTGTCTCTCTTACAGTGCCAGGTTTTATCTTCTCTACATACTGACCGTCAAGAGTTTTATAATTAGTTGTCTTGTTTGATGATACAAATAAGGTAGGTTGATAATCATCACGAATCTGAAAATACTCACCATTATCATATCCACGCACGAGGAACTTGTCCCCGATCATGCAAACATTGGTATAAAACTTCAACTAATAACCTCTTGATATGCCTCCAACAATTCTGGTTGGGGATCTACAATAGTAAGTATAGCATCTGATGAGATCATGCACTGGTGGTTTTGTGTCAGTTGTTTACCTGGCCACCTTTGTAACCTTTCTTTCCATTCTTCTTCACCCAATCTAAACTCAACAGGATCTGTTAGTTGACAATCAGGTTCTCCTAGTTCACTTTGTATTTCTTTTATCTTGGTAATTAAAACTTTAGATTCACTTTTTAATACCAATACTTTTATAATAGGATCCATTAGATTCTTCTTCCACGAGTTAAGTCTTCATACATGTCCTTTAGATCTGTAACTGGATCACATATTGTAGTAACTGTATTTGGATTTATAATAAATGTTTGATCATCAGATATTTCTAACCAAGTTTTTAATCCTACTTTCTTGGTTGTTGACAATGTTTCAGATCCATCCTCATGCATTTCCATTGCATCTGTATACACAACTTCAAATGGTTTTATAACCATGTATTGTGTTTGGTCACCGTCTGTAACTTCTTTTATATCAGCAAGAAGTTGTGTGCCATCATTTAATATTCCGACTTTGATTGACATAATACATTATGTATGTAAGAAAGAGGGAGGTTGGATTCCTGTGTACCAACAAATAACGGGCATTACTACAGAGTAAAATCGTCATTGCCTGAGATCCGATCGGTTGAATCGGTTCTACTTTCGTAGCAGCACCACCTGTATCTCATCACCTTAACTAGCGGTTGCCAGTAAGTTTATTCAGTCACTCCCATGTTGCGTCCAACGGTTATATTATAACATA